TTAGACTCATAACTTAATTGTTCATAAGGATAATTCTTAGCGTTTAAGTAACATTGATATTGTTGGTTAAGAACATTTTGAACTTGCTGTTGTTGTACAGCACCCAATTGCTCTTGATTGTTAATTAAATTTTCACCTTGTGTAAACTGTGAGTTACCAAGCGTATTAAGCGTACCAGCCGCTGTGTTGGCTAAGTTAAGTCCTTGCAAACCTAAATTAGCTCCAAACTGTTGTTGTTGTGCGTTAAGGTTAGCCGCAGTCTGATTAGCCGCCTGGTTTGTTGTTTGCGCTTGTAAGTTTCTAGCCGCACAAGTAGAGTATTGAGCTTCTGCACATTTATAAGCTTGGTTAAACGCATTACCAATTAAGTTTTGTTGAGCCAGTTGGTTAGCTTGATTCTGAGCTCCAGTCAAAACAGCGCAACGTGTACCGCCAAATGCGCCTTGTCCAACGGCCGATGCCTGGTTCATTTGTTGTTGTTGAGCCTGTTGCTGTTGCATCAACTGTATTTGAGGAGCCAAAGATGCCTGCAAATACGGATTCATATAGGCCATAGCCGTATTAGGATCAGTAAAGTTCCCTGTGCCTACCTGTTGAGCTTGATAAGGGTTGTAGGCGTAACGTGTATTTAATCCTGCAAGTCCAGCATTACCCGCCATAGTTGTTGCACATTTAAGCTGGGGTGCAACTTGTTGCGCGGCTTGTGCTGTAAATGCTTGTTGCTCAAGAGGAGTAAATTGGGCTACTGTACAGCCCAAATACTTCATGTAAGGATTTTGAGTTGTACAAGTTAATGCCTGGGTCTTGCCCAACATGCTCGTAGCATAAGGAGCCGCGTAACACGGTATCGTTGTCGTTGTGTAACTGACTGAGGTAGGGCAAGCCATATTTAATCCTTATGCGGGTAAAAATTTATCAGAGTGCGAATTTACAGCCACTTTGTTATGGCCAACAGAGCGTGCTCTATTCTTCTGTACGCGATCCATCATTTGGTAAAGTTTGCGAGCTCCAGCTTCAGTCGATCCATTGCCAAGCTCAGAAACAATACGAGCAGGAACCACAAACTCACCGTCAGCAAGACGGGCAGGCTCAGGGTTATGAGCACCAATAGTTGCAGGAATCGAATCAGAGACACCATCACCTGGCCCGCGTAATAAACGACCTCCATCTGAATAACCTCCTAAATGACCCACTGCTTGACCACCATGATTTAAAGCGGTAATACCACCAAGTGCATACTTAGTTGGGTTCTGCGCATAACACAAATAAGGAACAGCAACTTGTCCTTGATATGTGTTTCCAGTTATTTTGGGTTGATTAGTTTGGCCAGAAAGAAAGTTATAAGCATTTTTACTATCGCCAGTCATGGTATTGTAGTTTTGACTGGATTGTTGTGGTGCAGATTGGAATGTATATGTACTACATTTATTGCAATAATTAACTGGAACTATGGGTTGCGTTCCAAAATTAGACGCATTTATAACAGGCCCAGCCGCATATTGTCCCGTAGAAGGATTGTAAGAATATTCACGAATCACATTTGATGATGGACTTACAGGCGCTGAAACAGTATTAGCTGAAGAAGCTTTCTTAAGTCCTTGAACCGCCAAACCTGTTGCACCCAATCCAGCCGCTATTGTCAGTGGAGCGCATTTTTCATAAGAACTAATAATGTAATTCTTTGCCTGTTGCAACATACTTGGATTACTGGCTGTTGCAGATGGAGTTACAACGGGTGCGGCGCTAGGTGCGGCAGTAGTTGTTGCGGCAGATAAAGGATTGCTTGCGCCAGTTCCAGCCGTAGCAGGATTAGCCGTAACTGGGTTAGCTGTATAGTTAACCGTATCATAAGGTTGAGCTACACCAATAGCATTATTAGAAGCAGTTTGTGCGGCCGTAGGTTGTAATTGCTGTGTGCCAAGTTGATTAATTGCGTCTGCTTTTGATGCGGCAGATCCAGCTATTCCAGATGCTAAAGAACCTCCAGTCCAGCCCGCTAATCCAGCTTGTAATCCAGTCTTTAAGTTACCCGTAGATAATCCAGCAAGACCTCCCGTTATTAAACCAGCATTAGCACCCATGCCAAGACCAGTCAGCCCGCCTAATCCAGACACCATTGATAAGGGGTCAAAATAAGCTAATGCGGCTCCAGCTAAAGCATCTACTAAAGGATTTGAGATTGCGGCTCGACCACATATTCCTATAGCTTGACCAGCTTGACCAATAGCAGAACTACCGCCTGTTAGGTCAGAGCCAAATGCTTTACTAGGATTGGATACTAAATCGCTGAAAAAACCCATAATAACCCCTTAAATTTGGTCAAATTTTAACATTTAAGCCGTTCCAGTGGCAATTAAAATACCTTCTACACCAATACCCACTGCCGATGTTCCAGAAGACGGACCGCCAGCGGCTTGCCATTGAATATCAGTTTTTTGTGCATATGCACGGGGCGCTACCCTAAGTGTTTGGTACGAATTTGTAAATGGCGCTTGGAGTAAGATGTTAATTATTCCATTTGTATTTTGCGTCCATACCCGATAACTACAATAGTTGTTAATTGTGTTTCCGTTTTGATTTGAATAAGCATTGGAGCGGGTCAGATAAAACGTATATCCGTTTGGCACGGTATATATCATGGCTTGGCTTTTACCATTCCCAGCAGTAATTTCTGCGTACTGAACGGTCTTACCCGCATTTCCTAAGTTGAGTGTGCCAACAGCATTAACCGATCCAGAAACTTGTATTCCATTGATTCTTAAGTATGAATTTGCAGTAGTTACACCTGTTGTGCCATTGGTTAAAGTCAAAGTTTCTGACAATAAGTTGTAGCTTGAATCAAGTCCGTTAATTAATACCGATACGTTTGTATCTGATCCAGATGAACTCCAAAGTAACATTGTTGACGCTGAGCCTGGATATGTATAAGCAGTAGTGTTTTCCCAAACGGGATAATAAGTTGCGGCACTAGAATTGGGTAGTGCATTTTGATACCCATAAATATTAACTACCGAAGTACCTGTAACAAGCCCGCGAGAAACTTGCAAATATGGCGGCAAAGCCAACGGATTTTCGTTATTTGTGTAAACGGTTAATGGATTTGAAGAGCTTCCTTGTGATGGATATAGCGTAATCATACAGCCTCCCCACCGCTAACAGTTATGGTTAACCCTGTACTTGATCCTTTGGCTTGCAAAGTCACGCCTGGCAACATGATCTGTGAACCCGTCCATTGCAGGGTAGAGTAAGCTGGCACTGATGTTGAATAAAAGATAGCGTTTGAAGTCCCTGCCGTTCCAGATGGAGAAACAATAGATACATAAACTGTCAGCGCCCCAGATGTTGTGTTACAAATATCCATATCTTTAAGATACGCCCTAACTGTTGCAGGAACCGTATAAATAGATACATAGCTTGCCGTCAAAGCCGATTGAGCAAGTTGATTGGGGGTGACGTTTTGATAATTAGCCATTAAGTCTCCAACCAGATTAATGTTTGATTTGTTGATATTTGAGCCAATGAAGCAGTATTTGTTGCATTAAGTTGAGAAAAGTACAACTGTAATATCTTCTCGAACTGATTCATCCATTCATTAGAATAGGGTGTCGGCGCAAGCGGCAAATTAGGAGGGGCTGGGTTATTGGGTATCATCTTCTGCCATCTGGTCTAATGCTCATCAAAGGTGTACCTAATTGCCATTGGGTTCCAATCTTGTTGGATTCCATCTTGACAATCAATTGACGGCCTCTAATGCGAACATACACATATCCTGTAAATTCTTCGGTAAGGTTTACAGACGCTATATAGTTAACTTGCGGCGAGTTTGGCGTGCCTACACCTGAACCCATGTTTGTTAATGGATATATCGTCATCGTAGCTTGCGGCGTTGTACCAGCCGTAGAACCAGTGAACGTTACATCTGGAAGCATTTTATCTACAAAAGCAAAGCGCTCACCCTGCGCTTGTGCAATATCAATCTCGGATGAAATAATGTAAGAATCTATGGCCGCTGGCGTACCCGTCTCATTGTCATCAACACCGCTTTCCTGGTTAACAAGGTAGCCGTTATATGTGGCCGCAACTGGGCTGGATTGCAATCCCGTATCTAACCATGCTGTCCTAGCCAATGATCCATAATACCAAATCTTGTCAATATAGTTATAAACTACATAGGCATTAATCCTAGTTCCTGATCCTGAAACATAGAACCACCAAATTTCATTAAAAGCCTCAGACGTACTGGCATAAACTTGTTGAGCTTGGTTTTGATTTATGTTTTGAAATACAAACCTACGCAGGTCCGATGGCAAAGTCATAACCTGACCTGTATACATATAGAACTTATCTCGCCCCATCCAGTACACAACACCAGCCGCAAGCGTTGCCGCATTTGGTCCCATGATGGATACATTTTCACCCATAAGCTGAGTGCTCCACACAAAAGGAGGACCAACGTACTGTACAGAATAAACGGCCGCATCTGTAATAGCCAAAATCTCTTGACGAGTCTGAATAACCGTCACAATCTGAGATCCATGAGATAGTGTTTGACCACCAGCTTGGTTGGTAATAGATGGATACCAAACATAAGGATTAGCCTGGTCTGACCAACGAATCAACATAGGATTCATAGTCGTTGAACCAATATTGTTGCAACCAAATACAATTACAAACCTAGAAGAATCAGAAACAACAATGTTATTTTGTAAGGTAGGCACGTCTCCTAGTATCGCAATAGACTGCGTTCCTGATTGTGTGCCTGACGTAGCAACAGG